CGGTGGCGGCGGCGGTGCTACTGTAAGAAGAGAAAAAATGATTGGTAGAGGCGAAAAACGAAGAGGATATGGTGGCGGTGGCGGTGGCGGTGCTGGACTCCCTTCAGGTGAAGGTGGTACTGGTGCTGGTGGTACTGCTGGTCAAGGTGGAAATGGTCAAGATGGAACTCTTAGTGCTGGTGGTGAAGGTGGAACGGGTTCTTCGTTTGGTGGTAATCCAACAGCAACAGGTGGTACTGGTGGTGATGGTGGATCTAATGGAGTTGCTGCAACGGCAGGTACTGGTGGAGCAGTTACTGGTGGAGAGACAGAAAATCCTTGGGCTGGTGGAGGTGCTAGTGGAGGTGCTGATGGTGCTGCAATTCGTAAGTCGGGTGGAATCACTGTTACTATCAATAATTCTGGTACAGTTACGGGTTCAACATCCGCTTCTGGAGTTACATAAATAACTAAAAATAATCATATAGATGGCGAATATCAGAAAGACATTTAATTTTCGTGAAGGCGTTAAAGTTGACGATAGTGTTCTTGTAGTTACTGGAACTCGTGTGGGTGTGGGAACTACTGTTCCTTCAGAAGTTCTTGATGTTCGTGGAAGAGTAACAATAACTGGGGATCTTGATTATAGTAATTCAGTAACTACTGGAATCTCGACCTTTGCTGAAGTAAGATTAGGAACAGGAGTTACAATCTCGTCCTTAAGTGGGGTTATAACTGCTACGAGTTATTATGGAGATGGTTCTACTTTAACTAATTTACCAACATCTCAATGGACTGACATGGATGTTGGTCTTGGATTTACTAGCATATATGCGAACGGTAATGTGGGTGTGGGGACCACAGATCCTCGAAGTACCTTCCAAGTTGGTGCTAATCCTTTTACAGCAGGATTTAAAGGTGTAGGAATAGCTTCTGATACTGGTAATATTAAATCTAGTGGTATTATAAGTGCTACTTCTTTCCTTGGAGATGTTACTGGTAATGTTATTGGTAGTGCAGATTATTCTACTGTTGCAGGTGTATCAACACTTGCTGGATATGCAACCAGTACGGGAATTTCAACAAATGCAAATAATTTAACAGGAAGTCCAGTTATTAGTATTGCTGGATTAACAGCTTCGGGCGTATCTACATTTACTGGCACAGTAAGTATTGGTAGTAGTACCACTATTCATGATGATGTTACTACTAGATATTTGAATACATCTGGTATATCAACATTTGGTGGACAGATAGATGGTAATGCTGGTGCAGATATTTCTGGAACTCTTAGTGCTGGAATAGGATCATTTGGTGCAAATGGTGTTCCAGGCGTAGGAATTGGAACTAATAACCCTGCTGCTGATCTTCAGATATTAAGTAAAAAAGATGTAAGTAAGGATGGATTTGCCCGAATTGTTCTTGGAAGAGAGAGTGCAGTTGCAGGTAATAATGCTGCAATAGGATTTGGAAATACTGCTACAGGTTTCCCCTATAGTGGTGGTACTTCATTTGATGTTCTTAATTATGGTATCGGTAATGTTAATTTCTACCTAGAAGCAGGTACTCCTGGTGTTGGTACTGGAGATTTCCACTGGCATAGAAGAGGAAATTATTCTCGCTTAATGAGTCTAACTTATGGTGGATCATTAGGTATAGGTGTTACTCAACCTGTTAATACTCTTCATGTAGTTGGTACTTCTACCGTTACAAATAAAGCATACTTTGGAGATGATGTTGAGATTGATGGTGCGTTAAGTGCTACTTCATTAAGTCTTACTAATACTATAAATTCTAACATTAATGTTACTTCAGGTATTTCTACATTTTATAATTTAAGAGCTACAGGTGGTATAGCAGTAGGAGCTACCGCTAACCCAGAAATTCCTCTATCAATTAACTTACTTCCACAGAATAGGTTCTATGTTGATGATAGTGGAAATGCTGGATTTGGAACAGATGCTACCGATCAATTTGATGGAATTAATGCTTTACAAGTATCATCAACTTTTGGTTCAGTTGGTGTAGGAACTACTGCATTAAAGTGTGTTGCTGATTTCTATGATGCTGGTAGAACAGTAGGAGCTCATCCTGGTATTACTACCACTAATAGATTCATGTTACTACCTACAGTAACTACTACAGAAAGAAATGCTATTGCTGCTATCGCAATACCACCTATAGGGGTGGGTCTGACAGCGTTAGGTGCTTTAGTCTTTAATGAAACTACTAAGAAGATTCAGTTCTTCAATGGAAGTGCATGGGAGACAGTAACCAGTAGTTAAATTCTATTTTTTATACATACCTTTGTATGGTTTTTAGGACTGCTCTATAATATTTTAAAGGAACCACTGGCGAAAGTGGCACATAAGACCCCTTAGGGGGTCTTTTTTCATGTATAATACATGTATTAACAAAGGTCATTAATGCCATTACGTCCACACCAAATTGATGCTCTGGATGCAATGGCTAACCATTCTAAGGGGCAAATTATCGTTCCTACAGGTGGTGGTAAAACCATGTGTATGATAGAGGATGCTAAGAGAGTATTCCACACACAAGAGGTTGCAACTATTGTTGTAGTCGCTCCACGCATCCTGTTAGCAGAGCAACTATGTTCTGAGTTCTTGGAAACAGGAGAGTTTAACAATGTAAGAGTAATGCACGTTCACAGTGGTGAGACTGAGCATTTCTCTTCAACCAAAGTTTCTGAAATTAGATACCATAACTTCCTATGCTATGAGTCTAATGCGAATCAGATTATCTTTACAACATATCATTCATTACACAGAGTACAAGAGAGCAATATTGCAGTTGATGTAGTTTACTTTGATGAGGCACATAATAGTGTACAACGAAATTTTTACCCTTCTGTTAAATTTTATGCAAGTGTGGGTGCTGATAGGTGCTTTTTCTTTACTGCTACTCCTAAGCACAGCACTACTCCTTTCAAAGCTGGAATGAACAACAGTAGAGTGTATGGTCAGGTAATCTGTCAGGTTCCAGCACCACACTTAGTTGAGCAAGGTTACATTCTACCACCTAAAGTAGAAGTATATGAGTCACGTTTGTTAGACAAGCATGAGTTAGTTGCTGATAGAGATTGTGAGCAGATGATTGATTCTATTGATAACTTAGGGAAGGATAAGGTTCTTATCTGTGCTAAGTCAACTAAGCAGATCACAAACCTAGTATCACAGACTGACTTTTGTGTCCTGTTGAGACAACGTGGTTATAATTGGATGTATATTACTGCTAAGACTGGTGCAGTAATCAATGGTAAGAAGGTTAGTAGAGATAAGTTCTTTGAGGTATTAAATAGTTGGGGTAAGGATGACTATACTAAGTTTGTAGTTCTACATCACAGTATCTTATCTGAGGGTATCAATGTAAATGGTCTTGAGGCAGTCTTGTTTCTAAGATCTATGGACTACATTGGT